ATGAAAAAACCTCTTTTGGCCTTGCTACTTGTCGCATCTCAAAGCGCCTTCGCAGACAAAATCCCAGACTCTATTGAGAATCTCATTGCTGTTTACGATACAAGATCGCACAGCCTGGACAATGGCGAGCTAACCATTAAATACAGCAAACCAAAATTATTGATAGATGCCGCTGAATCACTTTTCAGCGGCATTTGCAATGATTACTTTATGAACAAATGGAAGCCAGAGACGATTAAAAAAATCACTCTGTTAAATGTTTCCCATGACCAAGGTTTTAGGATTAATGGCGGTGGAGTTGAATGTAAAAAAACTGGCTCCATGGAAAACGAAAAGGCACGCGCTTACAGAACCAGTTTGATTGAACCTCTGCAATAAACTTTTGTTACGTTAAAAGTTCATATGCCCCTGCCCGGCGGCAGTGGGGTGCGGCGGGGCATTATCAATAACTCCAGGTGTCATGATGTATCGCACTACGGTTTCATGAGTGATGAAGGTGGTTCCGCAATTAATATTCTGGCACTGACAGTAACGCTCTTTTGTCTGATCCGTTACCCGAAAGCTACTCCGCGTATGCGCCGCGTGGCCGCACTTTGGACAATTCATCATTACATTTATCTCCCGCCCTGCACATTTCAATCACATAATGATACACATAACTTCCATTTTGTGAACCTAATCAGCTCATTTCTAAATCATCAATCTTCACTTCCAGTTCGATGCTGGTCGTAAATCCGCTATCCGGGTTGACCGTGTGCGTTAACGTTGTGATGGTCCATTCCGCATCATCAATGGGCTGTTTAAAACCACTGACCTTAACGGGCATTTCTGTATACAGATCCGCGCGGCCTTCTGCCAGCTGGAGAGAAAATGTCGCCACGCCGCGCTGCAGCCGCTCCCAGTTCATTTTTGCTGCCCGTTCTGCATTACTGCGGTTCGCATAGGTACGGTTCAGAACCAGCACATTCTCATCTGTTCCGACCAGGTAATCCCCCTGCTTTGCTTCCGGCTCTTTGGGTTTTGTCGTCCTCCGGCGGCGCTTCACCTTTGCCGTTTCTTTCTTTTCCGGTTCCCGGGTATGCAGCCAGTGAGCGATAACACCCGTATATGCTCCCCTGTCAGCCAGGCTAAACCGGTGACTGTCTCCGTCCTTACGGGTAATAGTGATGACCGGCAACGGTTTACCACTTGCTGTTTTCCCCTGCCCCTGCCGGATAAACAGCAGATTACCGTCCTTGACTGAGGCAATCGCGCCATACTGCCGCGCCAGCTTCATTAAAAAGCTGGCGTCGCTTTCGTTGGTCTGGTCCAGGTGATCCAGCGCCATCGCAGCAACATCATTTCCTATAGCAACTTTAAGGTTGTGCCGTGCGGCAATGTCTTTCACCACATCGCCCACCGTCGTTTTGTGCCAGGACTTCTCACGCCGGACATTCAGCGTTTCCCTGAAATCAGCACTACGGGCACGGATTGTCAGCCTGTCCGGGCTGCCGCTATGCTCTATTTCGTCAACGGTAAACTTACCTTTTGAGTACAGCGGCTCGCCTTTCCATCCCAGCGCCAGAGAAATCACTGCGCCACGACGCGGCATAATTACCAGGCCGTCGGCGTCGTCCAGCTCCAGATCAAGCTGGTCAGCTTCAAATCCGCGGTTGTCGGTCAGTGTCATACCCAGCAGACGTTTATCCAGCGTCTGCGTGGCATCTTTGCCTTCAATCACGATCCGAAAGGCCGGGGTCTTGCTTCCGAGGTTGAGTAAATCAGCCATCTCGCTCACTGCAGCAACCCTCCTACCGTGGATCTGATGTTCCCTACTGCGGCGGCGGCAGAATCCTGCAGACTGCTAAGCTGATCACTCAGACTGCCGAACATTTCAGACAGGGACTCATCCACCCGTTTAAGCCCCAACGAAAACTCTATTTTCCTGGCTTCTCCACTGGCGAAAAATTCCGTTTTCGTCTGGTTAAGGCTCTCAATCACATACATGCCGTAGATAGTCCCACCACCCTCGAGCAGCGGCCACGCCTTCCCCTGCTCTGCCATCAGCTCCAGCGCCAGCAACGACAACCGGCCGCCGGTCACTTCCGGCATGAGGACGCCGGAGAGCGTCAGCTGATCGTTATCTGGCCCCAAAAATTGCGTTGTCGGACGGCGATTAACGCGGTTGTTGGTCACATGGCGCCAGTTCCGCTGATACTGCAGTTGCTGATAGGGAACCGTGCGCAGCTGAAACACAAACAAGCCCAGGACCATCATCATGAATCGTACCCCCCTTGATCACTGAAATTGCTGCGGGCCTTCGCCTTCATGCGTCGCTCGCGCGCATCAAGCTGCCGTGCAACTTCCTGCGCAATATCCTGCGCACTCTGTCCGGGCAGAGCCTGGATAATAATTTGCGCATGGGTTTCAAACTGGTATACAGGCTGGCTGCCTGCTGGCTTATCAGTTACAGGACGGTATGAAGCTGCCGGCAGACTCATGGGATGAAGCGGGGCGGCCTCTGCTGGCATTGCTCCCCCCATCATTCCGGCGACTACGGACGCCAGCGCGGCCGTTCTCCTGCGGCTGGTCACATAGGCCGGACCGTTAATCAGCTCCGGGCCATTCTCGCCAGCAATACCCACCTGTCCACGTGGAATATAACCACCGCTGTCATACATCCCCGCGAAAAATCCTGGGGTCTTTTTCTGCGGTGAGGCGCCCTGCGAATTATCGCCGCCGGTCATCCAGTCCGGCAGGTAGCTTTTGACCGATGCCAGCTTGCTCTTAAGCGTTTCCCATTTCTCATTGATACCGCTCAGGATGCCGTCAATGATCGCCCCGCCCACCGCTTTAAATTTTGCGGGCAGCGCGGCAACATCACTCAGAATTTCATCCCATTTGCTGCTTATGGTCTGCTTAATCACAGCCCAGGCTACTGACACCCCTGACGTGATGGCATCCCACAGTGCTTTAAACTTCGGCCCCAGCGTTTCCCAGTTCTGCCAGATATAGATGGCTCCCATCGCAATCAGGCCAACTATCGCCAGAATGGGGTTAGCCATCATCAACCGGCCTAACCAGATGACCGCCTGGCCTGCGCCGCCAATTACTCTTGTGACCAGACCAAACGCAGAAGCAAATTTAAGCTGGAGAATGCCAGCACTTACCCGCACTACCGCCATAGGTCCCAAAATGGATGCAAGGGCCAGTGACACCACACCCGCTGCGGTAGCTACCACGGCAAACACGGCCGCAATTTTAAATAGCGCCGCCGTCAGTTGCGGATGACGCTTCACAAAACCATCCAGCGCGGACGCCAGATTACCCAGCCAGTCCGCAATATTTTTCAGCACCGGCGCGACGGTTTCACCGATGCTCGCCATGGCGTTGGTAAAGGAGCCGCCAGCGGCTTCCCATTTGTTGCCTAGGGTATTAAGCGATGCATCGACGCGCTCGCGCAGGGTAGCCTGGTTCTCCAGCTTCGCTACTGTTTCACGATAACCATCAATACCTTTTTGGATCATGATATCCAACGCCTGCAGCGTTTCTGAATCATTGCCAAACAGGTCTTTTTTTGTTGCCATCTGCCTCTCGGGAGTAAGTTTGCTCAGCTTACTTAGCTGGACATACATATTTTCCAGCCCACCAAATCCTCCCTTACCATCAGAAAAATTAAACTTAATGCCGGTCCCTTTTAGATCATCATTAACAGCTTTAATTTTCTTTGCATCCAGGGCAGCCTGGAATATTTTCCGATACGCATTCCCAGCAGACTCCCCGGCCATACTTGCCTGGTCGGCCATAACCAGCAGTGGGGCAAAAGTTTTAGCTGCATCTATCCCTTTTTTATTTAGGATACTCATCGCGCTACTAATTTTTGAAAAACCCTGCAGCATATTCCCGGGGTCTACGCCCGCATAAAAACCACGCTGGATAAGATCCATCAGGCTCATCATGTCTTTTTCGGTGGTCTGCGTGGCGTCCTGCAATTTTGCGGCAAACTCTGCCGCCTCCGTCGGCGCCATTTGCAGCTGCACGCCAAGGTAAGCCGCCGACTCACCCAGCCCGCCCAGGATAACCTGCGCTGACATCCCCTGACGGCGTAACATGGTCATCATGTTCTGAAAATCTGCCGTGGTACCGGGCAACCGGTCCCCCAGGGCAATCGCCAGCTTGTTCAGCTTCAGGAACTCAGGCGCCACCTTTCCGCCCGGTCCCATCATTGAGCCTGCCAGCTGGTTAGCGGCGTTCTCTGATTCCGAGTAGGCGCGAATGGGCGCCAGCAAGGTCGCGCCCGTTGTCACCCCAGCCGCCATCATCCCGGCCCCGTTCCCCGCCAGGCTGTTACGCACGTCGCGCATCTTGTCAGCTTTGGCCCTGATCGCATTCAGCTTACGCTGGCGCTCGCCCACGTCTCGCAAGCGCCGCTCCTGCTCTGCCAGCTGCTGGTTATAGCGATCCGTTTCGCGGGTAATTCTGGCCGTTTCACGGGCGCCACCGCCCGCAGAGATGCCAAGGCGGTACAGCTCCGCCCTGGCTGCAGCCATCTGCCGCGTTTCCTGCCCCTGCTTTTGTTCCAGGCGTGATACGGCGCGCCATTGCGCCTCAAGCGCCTGCATCTGTTTTTTCGTGGGGGATTCGAGCGCTGCCAGCTCGCGCGTCATCATCTGCGCACGCAGCCTCGCCTGGTCCAGCTCGTTGCTGGTCCGGTTCAGGCTCTGTGAGAGTTGATCAAAAGATTTTAACTGGCTCCCCGCGTCGTTAAGCCGTTTAAGCTGATCACGGGTCTGCCGGATGCCGGAGGCCAGCTCCTTCGAGCCAGCCAGCGCATTTTTTAAAGGGCGGGTGAGTTTATCAACCGCATTCAGAACCACCTGCAGGCGCAGGTTTTTATCACTCATCGCTGGCCCCGCTACGCATTATCGCTCTGTGCCGCCACTCCAGCACTTCCGTCAGCGGCATAACGTCAGTGACGGACGGCGGCCAGTGAAAGATCGTGGCGATATCCGCCACCAGGTCATCTACCGTCAGGCTGTCGGCAAATCGGCAAGTGCCGACTTCGGCAACAAAAAAAGGACCACCTCGACAGACATCGCGGCCAGGTCTGCCGGGTCGAGGTCCGCCATTTCCTGCGGGGTCAGCGTTGGTGTGGAGATGCGGGGGATCACGGTCATCATAGAGGCCACGTCCATCTCCATCACCGCCTGCAGTCGCGTACCGCGCAGCGCGCCGGATTGCGGCTTACGCAGCACAATTTCCGTAATCGTGGTATCACCGCGCTTAATCGGGCTATCCAGTTTCACCGTTGCTTCTGTTTTCTCACTCATGCTCTTTTCCTGTTATGGGTTGGCTGGCGCGACCTCGCGCGCCAGGAAAAAATTACAGACCGATGGCGTTACGGTGTTCTTCCATCAGGTCAACACCATCAACAACTTCAATCATGTTGATCGCATCGACCTCATAGAGCACTTCACCGTTAATGGTCAGCTTCGCGTAACAGTTAACGCTGCTGACTTTGGTGGTATTGCTCTCGCCGGTTTTCCACTCGCCGGAATCCACCTCTTTGTGGCGCCCACGGACGACCAGCTCAACGGCCTGCACTTCGCCGGTGTCGTCGCGCTGAATAGACCCGGTAAAGCGCAGCTGCACGCCGTCCACCGTGGCTTTGCCCATCTGTTTAAACAGAAGCGCCTCCGTACCGCCGATGGTCATTTCCGTATCCAGCGCGCCATCATCCAGCCCCAGATCAATACCGACTGAACCGGGCATGCCGCCACCGCGGTAGTTTTCCAGCTTGCGGGTGAATTTCGGCAGGGTGACGGATTCAGCAATGCCCATCCAGTTGTTACCGGCGTTAAAAATATTCAGGTGTTTTAACTTGCGTGGTAAGGCCATGGGTCCCCCTTATGCGCTTACGCGGGTGGTGAAATCCACCAGGTAACGGTCAGTGATGCGCTGGCGCAGCATCAGGTTTTCCAGTGGCGGCACTGGCGTATAGTCGTAGTCGATCCAGAGTTTCCCGGCTTTCAGCGTGTCTTTGTCATTCACACTGTCATCAATCCAGCAATCACCGCCGATGAGGTAGCCCTGATTTACCAGGCTGCGCATTTTGGCGCGGATACCTTCGATAATGTCGCGAGCCAGCGAAGGGTTAAGCGGCATGTCCACCGCCCACATATGCGCCTCCGCCATGGTGTCTGCCAGTACCTGCGCGGTACGGGTGTAGTTTTCAAACTGGAATAACGGGTCATCGCTGAGGCAGCGGGAACCCCAGAAGCGGAAACCATCCTTGCGGATCAAGGTGGTGACGTCGTTCTGGTTCAGCAGTCCGGCATCGGTTGCCGGGTCCTGCAGATCCCAGAACACATCCGCAGACAAGCCGGTTACGCCGTTGACGCCCACGTTAGAAAGGGTTTTGTGCCAGCCGGTCTGCTCGTCGATTTTCGCACGCAGACCCAGAGCGCGGGCAGTGGCGTAAGCGGTCGCATCCGCCTGCAGCACCGTGTCAAAGTTGATGAAATCAGGCCAGATCAACATCCCTTCTCGCTGACTGAAATTTTCGCGGTAGGCAATCGCTTCTTCCACGGTTTTACAACCGTAGGCAGACAGGTACGCAAAGCCGCGCAGGCTCTGCGCCACGCTTAACAGTTCAGTGGAAACAGCCTGCGTGTCATGGCCCGGCACGCCAAGAATGCGCGGCTTCACGCCCAGCTGCGACTGCGCCGAAAGCAGCGCTTTGATGCCCGTTTTCTTACCGTCAGCGGTTACACCGCCGATAATATTGGAGGTGGTTTCCGCTTCGGTTTCGCCCTGGGCAACACGCACCACAACGGTGACGGGTTTTGCCTGGTCTGCGATGGCATCCAGTGAGCGGGCCAGCGTGCCGGACTCGCCTGCTTTGCCGCTGGCGGTCAGTACATCGGTAAGCAGAACCGGCTTATTGAGCGGGAACACGGAGGCATCGGCATCATCGCCGGTGCATACCATGCCTACAATCGCCGTGCTCACCGCCGTGATAGAGCGGGTGCCGTCGTTAACTTCAACAACACGCACGCCATGGTGATAGTCTTGCGCCATGAATGAATCTCCTGTTTAGGGGTTCACCCATGGTAGGGAAATCATTCACCGCAAGCCGTTGATGACCGTTGTACCGTTAATGGCACAACCGCAGACAGAAAAAAGCCCCATTCCGGGGCTGATTAGGTCAGTGATTTTACTGGCGATTCAGGCAACGCGGCTCCAGCACATCAGCAGCGTGTGAGCTTCAACCACGCTGATTGATTTCCCTTCACCGAGGTTATCGGTTTTGCCAGTGGTCGTGTGTTTGTGGGCTGGCAAGTCCACAATATGGCTATGATCGGCCACCTCATCCGTATAATTTCGTGTGCGGCGGCTGTCGTTATCCGAACCGACTATGTAATTATCATCCCAGACATCACCCGGGGCGAGCATTCCGCCTTTGTGTTTATGCCGTCCTGCCTCCCTGGTGGTCAGTTCCTGCCCGGGGAGTTCGCTGGTTTCGCCACTGACATTAACCTGCACTGCGGGCAGGTTAGCGCGCTGGAGGGTGACGGTATCGCTGCCGCCGGTATTCCCTACGTTTGAGCCGTCTGCTTTTGCCACCCTGATAGTTTTATTTTCACCAGTGTATACCCATTGCGACCACGGCCAGCGCTCATTGGGATTGATGTTCTGGTTAAAAAAGCGGGTGGTGCCAACCGGATTATCATCTTCCCAGAAATCTCGCTTTGCCGCTGTAATGGCATCAGTAATAGTCCGCTGAATATCGTTATCAAGCTGGCCTGCAACTTTATCTGTATAATCTTTTGCCTCAGATTTTGCTCTAAGCACTTCACTTGCTGTGGCAATGATGACCGCCGGATCAGTTTTAAGCACTACGTCAGCGGTTCTGGCGACTGAAATCCAGATGTTAAGCGCCTGAAGCCTCCCTGCCCCCTGATTCAGTAGCGGTTTATATGATGGGGGAATACTTGCAATCGCAAGGCACACACCGTCATCATCATACAAAGCCGCTTCCCGCAGCCAGAACCCTCCGACCTCGGGCAGCATAATCATTTCCGTGCGGATCACGTTTTTTGCCTGGTCAGCAATAACCACGCGATTCAGGGGCGCGCGATACAGTTCGTTAACCAGTCCGGTGAATTCGCGGGTCGGTACAATTTCAGCACCCGCGCCATCCCCAACGGCCATTTCAGCAAAGCCGACCTGCTCTCCGGTTAACGCTGCCTGAGCAAATCGCTCTTCCCCGTGCTCAGTTAAAATCGCGTAATAAGCCATATGTCACCTTCCCGGAAGCCAGATTCACAGCGAATTATTCAGCTGTCGGCGTTTTGCTGACAGCCAGCCAGTAACCGACGTAATTTCACTGTCCGTAAGTGGACCGGAAAAAATGCTCATTTCACGCAGTGAACCTGAAAATATGGTGGTTCGCCCGGCCTGACCGGAGTTCGAAAGGTACCCACCCAGCCCCACGACCGCAGCCGGCGTCACGATGTTTTTACCGTCTGCCCCCGTAAATGCAGGTTTAGTGACTACTACGCCATCATTCAGTTTTGTTCTGATAGTCTGATTGACGTAATCCAGCTCAACAAAAATGACGTTATAGCCCTCTGTCAGGCCATTCATTCCCACCTGTTCAGCCACTTCATCCGCCGATGAATGTCGTGCAATTACACTGAAACTGTTATTTGCCGTGAACTGAAGACGAATCATCGGGACATTGCTGCCAAGGCTGTTCATCATGCCGATATGAAATATAGCGCGGTACCCTGATGAATAGTCAGTTGACTCCGCCTTGACCAGCATGGCAAATGAGAGCGCCGACTTATCAGAAAACTGCTCCGGATTCAGTACCCGATAGGCATTGATGGTATTGACCGCAAAGCCTTCGGGGCTGAATTTCAAAACATTAATTCCTTTTTCTGTCTCCAGCTGGCAAACACGAGTGCGGGCAGAGGTGTCAATGGACGGATAAACCTGACCATTCTGATAATCATTTATTGCTTCGACACCGTAATCTGACATAGTAACATTGTCAGCACCAAGCCAGTTAATACACTTCTGCCGCGAGAATGGCAGGTCATCCAGCGTCAGAATGGGATTTTTGAGCGCGGCGCCACGCATTTTAATAATCGACGTCATTTTGTCCTCACACGTTAATCAGCACTGCATCTAAATCAAAGTCACGATAGGCGTTATAAACACCACGCAAATACACAACGGTGTTTGTATCCTGATATTTCAGTACACCACCACTCTGATAATATTCACGGAAAACAAGCGGCCGGCATATTTTTCTACCGTCTGTCACCTCATCAATAATGGCTCCGTTCCAGCTTTCACCATCGAATGTATAGCGGGTTAATCTACCCATGGCCGGGACTTTAACCCAGGTGCACACAAGGATATCTGTATCGGAAATAATCGTCCCGCCTGGTACGTAAAATGTCGCGTCATCATCGTTCATTGGAGAACCGCAATCGCCAACGTCGTAGATTACGGGCTCTGAACCTGAAAACTTCGACAATTTCATCCGACGATAGGAATAGTTTTTCGCATTAAACTCGGCAATAAGAAATAACAGCGATGCGCCATCATCTTTAACCTCAAAAAGCCGTTTTGTATTTGTCGCCAGCGAGGCTTCAAAAACAACGTCAGGAATTTTGCTGCCAAAGGGGTTAACGTAGGCGTCAGTTGTCACATCAGCAAGCAGTACGTCACCCGCGTAGTTAACCAGTGACTTACTGTCCCATTTAACTTTCATGTACAGCACCCGCGTATCCGTTGATCGAGGGTGCTGCTGAATGGCGATGTGTACCGCTTCACCATCTGCGCTCTGGCAGCTGGTCATATACAAATCTGAGCCGCCGATAAACGGATTTGACCGCCAGGTTTCTCCGTTATCCGCCGAGTGGTGCACAACCCACCGGGCGGAGTTTGTCGAACCGCGACGCGCGAATACCAGAATTTCATCCTGATTATGTGGGTTACGGTATGACTGTGCATACGTCATATTCGACGTGTCCGACACGGTTTCCGGCCCGGTTAAATTTGCCGGATCAAGCGTTAAGGATTCCCATTTACGCAGCCAGACGGTCGACCCCGAATGGTCGGCCTGAAAAATCATGATGGGTTTTTTGGCGCCAGCTCGCGTATCAAGCAAAATTGATGGTGCGTCGTGGTCGTCCGTTGATGCCGTATTGCCCAGGACTGCCGCGCGCGGGCCAAACTCATAGCACCCAAATTTGCCGCGCTCTCCCTGACGGCGGCAGATTGCCAGATTCCCCAGAATACGTTCTGGCGCAGTCGTCCCAAGTCGTACGCCACTGAAAAAATAATCCCGCCCGAATTTCACCGCAACGTTGTTAATCCACTGGTTATAACCAATTTCTGACACAAGTTCCGCATCATAAAACTGTGGTGAAATAACCGGCGAAGACGTTATTACCGCCGTCGAGCCGGCGCTGTCGTCTTTAGCCGCCCCGTGGGGAATACCTGAATCATCGACCCAACGCAAAACATTTCCGTTTTCGTCCAGCTCAACATGAGCCACGCCCGGGATTGAATCCACCGAATAAGCCAGGTCTGAACCATATTTCAGGGAAAGAGCGGGAACATGGGTTTGCTCATCGTCACCGAACATAATGACGCCAGTTTCATCGTCCTGTAAAAGGAATGAAACACCTGGCATCACACTGTTATAAAGACGTGAAGTCACATATCCGCTAACATTATCCAGCTGTCCGGATGACGGAATATCCAGAAACGCCACAGCTTCGCCGCCGTCATTCCGGTAATAACTGATTTTATCCTCATGGATCACATAAAACGCCTGACCGTTATCGGTGATACTCAGCCCCTTATGCAATCCCTTGGGGTCATCCGAATCTGGTCGAACCGCTGGCGCAGTTAACAGTGAGGACGCGATATTTTTACCTGTCGGAACCGGCACCCCTGAAATATTTTTATATTCAGCACACCATAAAAGCGGATTTTCGCTACGAACAGAAAACAATCCATCGGCGGGGATAATTCCCTCATCAATCGCTTTTTGAGCTGCCGCCTCGCTGGCATAGGGCATATCACCTGATTTAATCAGTGAACTGGTGGCATCGATTTTATCCCGCAGGAATTCTGTTCGGTTAACAAGTTTCTCCGTCTGAATATTTACCAGTCCTTCTTTTCCACCTGCCACTTTATCGCTGCGAGTGATTAATGGGATATCATTTTCCCATTTTACAGATCCGTTAATTGTCGACATTTTTAACCCCCGGAATAGTAATAATTTCCGTCATAACTGGCGACCTCATCAAAATAAATACTGTCATCAGGAAGATAACCCTTTGGATAAACTGTGATTACTTCGCCATCAAACGCCGCTGTACCAATACTGGTAATACTGCCTGTGCTGGCTGATAATGTTAGCTGAGATATATGCCGACTGACTGGCTTCGCGTCTCCAATAATTCGCTCAAGTTCGGCAATCATCGGCTCGGTTATGCCAATATCATTAAGGTCAATCTCAAGACGGAATGTGCCTGCGGGGTCGGCCACCTCCCACCACTCCTCAAGAGTCATTGAGTACCCCAGCCCCTCGATCACCCGCTTAACCGCCGCCACCGTCCCTTTGCGCTGATGGATCCAGAACGCATCACTGACAGCCTGCCGCTTAGCGGTTTCTGTCCAGGTTTCCTCCCATCGGTCAACGGAGAAAGCCCAGGCCAGATACGGCAGAAACTTTGCCGGGCATTTCCACGGGTTCCACAGGTCACGCAGCGGCACGTTTAAATCACTGATACCGGAACAGGCTTGCGCCAGCCTGCGTTCCAGCGCAGATGACCCCGGCGGTAACAGGCTGCTAGTCATCAGAGCCACCAATTACCGCTTTAAAGTCAGTGCAAAAAGACGCCTGCGTTTTATCAAGCACCATGTCAGCCGCAGGCTTCATCAGCTCAACGCGCTGGACGCCCTGGACATGCAGAGCGGCATAGATCGCGGACAGCCGCACGTCACGCCCCAGGCGACGCTGCTCGTTAATGTACGCCGTACCCTGCGCTTTCGCGGCCGCCAGGATGGGTTCTTTTGCCGGGCCGGGATAGACATAAAGAACCGCATCAATTTCATAGGGGACAATCTCAGCAGATCGGACGCTCACCCGATCCGCCACTGGCCGCACAGCCTCATCATTCAGGGCCTCACCGACGACCTGCAGTAAGTCTTCCGGCGCAGTACCATCGCCGTCGCGGGCCAGAATAGTCACCACGACTTCTGCCGGTGACGGGCTGAACGCTGACGCATCCGCCACCCGACCATCCGAGCTAAGCGCATGATATTCATAGGCTCCGACTGGTCCGGCAACGCTCATCCCCTCAAATGCAGCAGGAATGCGCTGGCGATAATCCGCGTCAGATTCCATTACCGCCTCCGTGGGTGGTGTTGTGGTGTCGTCCGCAGCTGTAATCACCCGGCGCTGTACGTTGTTATTTGCGCCTAAATTGTCCAGGTCATCCCCGCCGGAATAGGCCACCATCACCGCTTTCGCCGCCTCGTTAATCCTCTGGCGCAGCAGCAACTCCCGGTACACATTTTCCTGCAGCATTTTCACCACCGGCTCAGACTCAAGCGTTAAGGTGCGGGCCACGGCCTCCTGTTCTTCTGCCGGAAATAACGCGACAAATTCAGCCTTGCGCTCAGTCAGCAGGGTTTCAAAATCCGGCACATCCACAATTTGCGGCGGCGGCAGCTGGGAAAGGTCAATAACGGCCATTGTCTGCTCCTGTCGATACGGAAAGGGACACGGGCACGCCGTCATTACGCTGGCCTGCCAGCTCAATAACCATTGCGCCATCCATGCTGCTGCTGTTAACCGTGATGGTGTCCAGCTGCAGCCGCGGCTCCCAGCGCCGCAGCGCCACATACACCGCAGCCATGATTTGCAGGCGCAGCGCCGGGTTTTGCGGCTGGTCAATGAGCGCTGAAAGCAGGGAACCATACTCCCGGCGCGCAAGCCGGCTCCCTTGCGGGGTCAGCAAAATGTCACGCACCGACTGACGCAGGTGGTCAGTTTCCGTAATGGCTCTGCCGGTATCGCGGCTCATCCCGATATAGAGCGTCAAAATGGGTCTCCTGTCGTTCCGCCACTGTCGCCAGGGTGTTTATGCTTATCAGCAACGACGCCGTTTGACGTCATCGCGCCGCCGCCGTGGGTCACATCGCCATTCAGGATCACATTGCTGTTAATACGGGTGGTGTCAGCCTCGATCACAAACTCACCGGTTTTGCAGGAGACAACCTGCGAAGACTCAATCAGCACGCTTTTCACGCCGCGAATAATCCAGCGCCCGGTGGCGGGGTCGTATTCGAACCAGCCGCCATCCTCGTATGCGGTCACGTCCGCACTTTCAGAGTCTGACGGCGGCTGGCAGGCGTTGGAGTAGATGGCCGGAAGCGCAAAGGCTGTCTCCAGATTGCCGCCCAGGCTGAACAGCACCACCTGCTCCCCTGGAGACGGGCACCACCAGGTGCGGGATTTACCTGCACGGTAGGTCAGCCAGTTAATCCAGTTGGTTTCGAGGTCGCCCGTTTTCACCCGGCACAGCCAGCCGTCCCGGTCCACTTCGGTCACAATGCCAGTGCGGATCAGATTAGTGATAAGGCGCATGATTTCGGTTAGTTGAGTATTCATCCAATCAGGATGACTGTTTGTCGACTTTTTAGATAGTTCAGGTAGATTGTATGAACAACAGTACAATACTTCTGGTACAGCAAGAGAGAAAGATATGGACGAAGAACAAAAAATTTATTTAGAAACTTTAAAAGAGCTAAACACAAGAAGTATTAGCACAAGAAGAATAACAATCACTTTTATATACATTCTTTTGTTGGTCACTGCCCTAGTATTAACCGGAATCTTCGCAATCAAATCAAAAAACAACAACCCAATAACAAATTTCATATCAAGCATGATTGATGGAAATAATGAACTATATCAAGCAACCACTATTCTAAATAACTATACAAAAGCCTTAGAGGACTTTTTCAATAAAAAAACACAAAACCTACATGACAAAAATAATAGCGTTAGCGATGCCTACACCGCTATAAATGATAGATTCAAGTTACAACCAGGTGATTTAATTCACCTCAAAAAAGACAAGTCAGAAAAAATAGCCGATTCAATAGCCTCTATATTAATTAGCTTTTCCGTTCTTTTATTTATAGGATATGTAACACGCATATTTGTTATTTTTACCAAATATTACATGCAACTTAGCAATGATTATGAGAACCAAAAGATAGCATATATGCTATCTCGGGGAGATATATCAAAATTCTCGTCTACTCTAGATGCCTTAAGGAATCACAATATCAGCTTTGATAAAACCCCGCATCCTCCACAAGAAAAATTAATTGCAGGGCTAACAGAGGCTATAGCACAAACAAAAAGTAAATTTAAAAATGAAAATTAATTAAACAACCATCTATATAAACTATTGTGAATTAACTCAATGACATGATGATTAGCTCCTAGTAATCGTCGATGCGGATAAGTAATCACAGGGCCTTTACGGCTGACCCGATCACGCAAGCCATAGTGATGCACGCGGGCTATGCGCTGCACACGGCTCTCAAACTCGACGCTTGCCGAGTCCTGGCTGGCGACGGCTTTCAGGTATTTTGTTGTGCGGAGTTTTGCAAACATCTGCCGACGGATACGGCCCTGTTTCGTTCTGGCCGTCACGCGACGCGGCTCGTATGCGGTCCCGTCCGGGTTACGTTGCATTCGGATATTTTTCTGCTGGCTGCGGCGCAGCTGCTGCGCCAGCTCCCGCATCATGCGCTTACGTGCGGCAGGCTCCAGTTCCGCCAGCAACGCATCTAACCAGGCGTCAACTTCCTGCAGATCAGCCACGGCTCACCGCCCACATTTCGTCCGGTTCGCCCGGTTCCGGCACCGCTTCGACGCTGGACACGTCACCGTCAGCGCTAACTATCACACGCTCTGTCAGTTGCAGATTCAGGCTGATATCACAGATATCATTACGCAAAATGTCGACTTCAAAGGAAAGCAACTTTTCCCGCAGTTCCGGGTTATGAATAGCATCCGGCTGATTTTCCCTTAACCAGGCCACCACCGGCGCCATCAATAACCCCTGATCGCCGCTGAAATCCACAATCACCACATTCAGGGTGTAACGATATTCCCATGAAAGTGACGCTGCCCCGGTTGTCACCACCGATCCGTTATCAACGAACAAATGCAGCTTATCCGGGTTATCGCGGACATATGGCACCGCGCTATTCAGGGCGCGGCGTAAGGATTGAGGCTTGTTCACTGTTTCGCTCCTGACAGGAAATTATCGTGTCCACTTTGTCAGCGCAGACCGCCCAGGCCGCCTCCGCTTCATCCAGCGCGGTCAGCAGATCACCGTTAGTGCGTGCCGCCGACTTTTCCAGGCGGCACTGCGTCACCCTGGGACAACCATTCACGGTAAGCTGCACCTCCGGTGAGGGCCGGACGTTCGCGCATCCTGATAATGTCAGGAGGCAAAGGAGTACCAGCCCAGCGGCGTAAATCCTCGTTTTCACGTTTTAGCTCCTCAATCCGGCGCTGACGGCTTCGCAGCAGCGCGTTTGTACTTTCTGCCGCCGCGTAAAGGCGCGTCTGCTCCCGGTTGTTGGTTTCGGACAGGATGGACAGGGCGATCAGCTGGCTGTTCGTTTTTGCCAGTTTGTCGCCAGCCGTTTTCAGGTCCCCGCCTTGCTGATCGATGGTGTGGCTGGCCTCATTCAGTCGCCATGACTGCCACCCCAGCGCCGCCAGTACGAGCGCCAGAATTACCGCCAGCGCGCGCGTCATACCGTCACCGGCTCCGCATCAACAACCTGCGCACGCAGAACCTTAAGCGCGACCAGCGTCAGCAGATAAAATGCGAGGGTGACAACGTGGCCCGTAAAGGCGAGGAAAATCACAAGCAGTGAACGCCTGGCCCATCTGATCACCTGGTTTCCTGGCGTACTGAAAAAGCGCGTCAGCGCCTGCCTTGCCCCTTCCTGATGAGCGCCGCCTGCATACCACCCGGCCAGGCAAAGCAGCACCGCCACCCAAACCAGCAAACAGGCGACCCAGGTCAATGCAGTGACCAGCGCCGAGGCCATGCCGTTTGGGACAAAGAGACTTATAATCATCAGCGCCGCGTACAGCACCGAAAGTAACCCACTGATAAGTTTCTTCTTCATTTCGTTACGCTCCTTTTAAGCACCAGGCCAGCTCCCGCCCGCGGCGGTTTTCCAGGCCCTGATTAAATACGCCTTTGACATATACCCAGCGAGGCAGCTGATAGCAGGCATCACGCCAGCGCTTCTGATTGATAAACTTCACCATGGTTGAACCACAGGCATTGCCGGTTCCCACGTTGAAGGCCAGCGATACCAGCGCGTCATAGACGTTCTGCGGTACGCTCACCAGGACACAGCGATCCAGCGCCTTCTCCACCCTTAAAACGTTGGTGATGAAACTTCCGGCGGCCTGCCGTTCCGTGATGGTCTTCCCCGGCACCACGCCGGACGTATTGCCAATACCATCGGTCCACACCCCCGCATCACACTGATACGGCTGCAGGCGGCAGCCCTCGTAATCGGCTATCAGCTTCAACCCTTCCACTGAGGTATGAAGTTGCTGAAAGCCCGGCAGGGTGGCGGCAATCGCCAGCACCGCCCCTACCAGGCAGCGTTTAACGGTTGAAGGATTCATATTCCCCCTGTGTAATTTTTCCGCCGCGCAGCAGCTGATAGGTTTTGTGTTTGTAGTACCAGTTGATGGCCACCATCAGCACGCCAATCAACACACCGCTCACTGTCGACACATCCTTAAGCGATAAATCTCCCATCCATGCCAGCAGTACAGCGATGCAGTACGTGATGAAGGCGCTGATCCGTTCAAGCGTCATATTTCAGTCCCATAACTGGACGGTCTGCACCGTGGAAGTGGTGGCAATATCCGGCAGATCCACCTGCAGCCCGTGTGGTAAGAACGGGCCGTGCTCAGCCAGCCCCGGATTTGCCTGCAATACCTGCTCCGTGACGCCCTGCGTGCGTCCGTAATGACGCCAGCAAAGCGCGTCCACCGTGTCACCCTGGTACGCACGCACTTTCATCAGATCAGCTCCACCGTACAGTGAGGCGCATCCTGGACCCGGCTAATTGCCCAGCGAGCATCACGCCACAGATCGCCGCTGGCCTCCGCCAGCTCATCCCCCCTTTTCACACCGGAGGCCGTGGCGTCATAGTCCTGGTAACGCTCATTCACCTGCGCACGTGCCCAGCAATAAACGGCGTTGTGGTAGTGGTGAATACGTTCGCTTTTACCGTCCAGCAAGTCCGCCGGTACATCGGCCAGCGTCATAAATCCCAGCGCCTGCTGGCGCTTGCGGAAGTCGTACAGCTCCGCATTGACCTCTGACATCGCAGACCGGATGAGTTGTCCGAGACGGGGTGACGTCACCGTGCCATCCGTCCGCATCACGCTGCGAAACTCTGATAAATCCACATCGGGCCAGAACGGCGTATTTTTGATAATTTCCGCCTGTTCCGGCGCCTGCTCAGGCGCAACAAACTTCATGCGGGCTTTCTCCTGAAATAGTGGGCGGTGGACGGGGTTTTGATGTGGCAAAAGCCTTTCGCCACCCCGTGCCGCCCGTGCGCGGGGCACGTTCCGTTAACGGCTGTCATTGCGCAATCTGCGCTCCAGCTGCTGTTTTTCTTTTTTGACGCCACAGCGTGGATCAAGCTGCAGCGCATGATTGATGTGATTCAGGGCGGAGGCCGGGCTGGTTTCGGTCAGTACAGCGCCAATCGCTTTATGCAGGCGTGCCCGTGACTGGTCTGGCATATCCTGGCCGTCTGTCAGCTCCAGTGTCTGCAGTAACAACCCGGCATCGAAAGATTCACCTGCCAGCAGAGCGGCCTGCGCAGCGTCTGCCATTTCCTCTGCCAGCACCGTCTGGACGTTACGGTTTCCGATAGGCATCACCCATCCGTGCCGCAGCGCATGACGCCCTGCATCCAGCGCACCGGCATAATCACCGGCATCAATACGCCAGAGCATCACAAACATCACCACGTCATCCTGCCGGGCACCATCAGCAGCCAGCACCCCCTCCACCCAGGCGGAATAACGGGGCAGCAGTTCCACTTTGATTTGGGCTTTCTTCACGGTGGACTGGATACCTTTCAGGCGGCGGCGGTCCTCCGCCAGCTGCATCAGCATCAGGTCATACCCCGTCGCGTGGCGAACATTGCCGCCCTGCCGGGCGGCCTGTTCAGCCTGGACGCGCAGGCGGTGCTGCCGTGCGGGACTCAGGCTCATGCGTTACGCCCCCTCGCCTTCCGGTACAGCTGGCGCGCTGAAATCCCCCATTTGGATGTTTTCGACCAGCGCCGCACAGCGGTAATCCTCAACCACATACGCTTCATTGACGGACTCGAAATTCTCGATCCGGTCACGTTTCGGGTTATCGATAACAGAACGACGGCGGGTATCTTCCTGCCAGTAAATGGACAGGTTATCCAGGCGGGTGATCAGCAGTGCATTCGCAGGGAAATACGGCGCGCGTACAGCCTGCAGGCCACCCATGCGTTTCTGGCTGATGATCAGATCAGCGGCCAGCTTCTCCGTGTTCTCCTGGTCTTTGTTAATCAGCGGGAAATACTTGTCAGACAGCAGCTCACGGCCACAGACCACCACCAGATCATCATCATCCTGATATACCGGGTCGATCAGCTCGTTGACCGCATCCATCACCACGGCATCCAGGTTGGCATAATCGCCACCCTTACCAACCTTCACGGCGCCTTTGGTGGTCACGCCGTCTTTGGTTTCGCTGCCCATGACATGATCCGGCGCATCTTCGCGGATTTTTTGCAGCCAGCCCTTATTTACGTCCTGCAGCATCGGGTTGGCGTCGCGGTCAGAGGTTTTGGCACGCTTCACGCCGTTGAACCCGATCATGATGCGGTCCAGAGCCTGGCGCTTCACGATGGCGTTACGGATCCGCACCTGGAAATCCTGGAACTTTGCCCACAGGTCAAGCTTTGCGTAGGTCAGCACCGTATCAAAGTTGGTCTGTTCGCATTTGTATTCCACGTCTTCCATCAGCGTCGGGTCAGTTGGTTCGCGCTCTTTGGCGGTGGTATCCGTGGTACCGGCAATGGTGCTGCCAACACCCAGACCCAGCAGCTGGCCTGACTGCTCATCCACAGGGGTGATGTTAATCAGCGTCAGAAATGCAGCGGACTGCTGGATCTGGTCTTCCAGCGTCTGCTGTACCGACGGTTCAACGGTGAATTTGCTGGAAAGTTCTTCCACCTCCACATTGTTCAGGCGTGCCAGCTGCTGCAGGTAGGCGTTAAAGGCAAAACGGGTTTTCTTTTTCATTGGTTCTTATGCTCCATCAGCAATTGGTCAGTGTGCCTGCCGGTGCGTCTCCGCCCGGCGCACGCTGGCGATAATCTTTGCGGCTGTCTTCCTGGCTCAGCCGCTGCTCCAGTTCAGCAAAAGCGGTCTGCTGTTCCTGCAGGGAGGCTTCCAGCTCAGCAATGCGCGTATCCTGCACAGACAGGGAGTGATCAGTGCGTTCGCTCAGGTTTTGCTGTTCAGTAGCAATCAGCTCAACCGCGCGATGCACGTCAGAAAAACGCGCTTCATCGTTCTGTTCTTTTTTGGTGAACATCGCGGCAACGCGGGAAAACAGGGAGGGTTTTTCGTCCAGGACTTCTTCCCACTCGATCAGCGTTTCTTCTGCGGCGGAAAAGAGGTTTTCAGGGTTTTGCTTGCGGCCTGCCAGGGGATTACTTCTGGCGCTGGCGCTAAACTGCAGCATTTCAGTACCGAGGCTTGCGGGATCATCCGTCGCCGCCAGGCCAACCAGGTAGGCTTTGCCGGTATCGGCAAAACTGGTATTGACCTCCATCGAGGTAAACAGCTTTTGCAGATTACGGGTATACGCCACCAGGTCCTCTGACGGGGTGATCCACGCATACAGGGCCATTTTCCCTTTCAGCGGGCCGTCTGCAATCTCCTCTGCCTCCAGCTTATCCACGGTCCCGAAACGGCGGAATGGGCTATCAGGGGTGTAACCCTTGATGTGCTCCAGATTAATCAACGCGGTATACACCTGCGGGTCATAGCTCGCCGCCATCTGTTCCAGCCAGGCACGCTCAATATTGCGTCCGTCTGTCGTTGTCCCTTCCACACCGATGCGGAAGCGCTTTGCTTTTACAGCCATGTGACCGACTCCATCAAATAACTCTGTGAGGCCTTATGGTTGCTGCGATGGAGGGGGTGAAACAACGCGCGGACCTTGTGCGGTAAACCATACAAAGGCCAGCCGGGGAAAGGCGCCAGGCAAGGCCGTATGTTTGTGCCATGGAAACGATGACCCCCGCAGACCTCGATCCCCGCAGGCAGGCATTACTGCTGTATTTTCAGGGATACCGCGTAGCCCGCATTGCTGAAATGCTGGGCGAAAAAGTTGCAACCGTTCACAGCTGGAAAAAGCGCGACAAGTGGGGCGAATACGGCCCACTCGATCAGATGCAGCTCACCACTGCCGCCCGCTATTGCCAGCTCATCATGAAGGAGCACAAGGAAGGGAAAGACTTTAAAGAAATAGACCTGCTGGCGCGCCAGTCCGAGCGCCACGCCCGCATCGGTAAATTTAACAACGGCGGTAATGAGGCGGACCTTAACCCCAACGTGCAAAACCGCAACCGCGGCCCCCGCAAGACACCAGAAAAGAACCTGTTTACTGACGAACAGGTCGAAAAGCTGGAAGAAATTTTCCGCAACGGAATGTTTGAATATCAGCGCCACTGGTGGGAAGCAGGAATTAAGCACCGCATCCGCAACGTGCTTAAATCGCGCCAGATCGGCGCTACGTATTATTTCGCGCGTGAAGCGCTGATGGACGCCCTTATGACAGGGCGAAACCAGATTTTCCTGTCAGCCAGTAAAGCCCAGGCACATGTTTTTAAGCAGTACATCATCGAGTTTGCCAAAGAAGTCGACGTGGAATTAAAAGGCGATCCCATGGTGCTGCCAAACGGCGCCACGCTGTATTTTCTCGGGACCAACGCCCGCACCGCGCAGAGCTACCACGGCAACCTCTATCTTGATGAGTATTTCTGGATCCCGAAATTTCAGGAGCTACGTAAAGTCGCCTCCGGCATGGCGCTGCACAAGAAATGGCGCCAGACCTATTTCTCAACGCCTTCCAGCCTGACGCACAGCGCTTACCCGTTCTGGTCCGGCACCCTGTTCAATCGCGGGCGGGCAAAAGCTGATCGCGTTGATATCGACCTGACCCACTCAGCCCTTGCTGCCGGTCTGCTTTGCGCTGACGGTCAGTTCAGACAGATCGTGACGGTGGAGGACGCCGTGCGCGGTGGCTGCAACCTGTTCGACCTCGACCAGCTGCGCCTGGAGTACAGCCCCGACGAGTACCAGAACCTGCTGATGTGTGAGTTCATCGACGATCTCGCCTCCGTTTTCCCACTGGCTGACCTGCAGGCCTGCATGGTGGACAGCTGGGAAGTCTGGGAAGACTTTCAGGCGCTGGCCCTGCGTCCGTTCGGCTGGCGCGAAGTCTGGATCGGCTATGACCCGGCGAAAGGTACCCAGAACGGTGACAGCGCTGGCTGCGTAGTCATTGCCCCGCCGACGGTACCCGGCGGTAAGTTCCGCATCCTTGAGCGTCACCAGTGGCGCGGAATGGACTTCCGCGCCCAGGCAGAGGCCATCCGCAAACTGACTCAGCAGTATAACGTGACCTACATCGGCATTGACTCCACCGGCGTCGGTCACGGTGTTTATGAAAACGTAAAAGGCTTTTTCCCTGCCGTGCGGGAGTTTGTCTATAACCCCAACGTCAAAAACGCCCTGGTGCTCAAGGCATACGACATTATCAGCCACCGCCGTCTGGAGTTTGACGCCGGACACACCGACATTGCGCAGTCATTTATGGCTATCCGCCGTGCCACCACCGCCAGCGGAAACCGCCCTACCTACGAAGCCAGCCGCAGCGAAGAAGCCAGCCACGCCGATCTGGCCTGGGCAACGATGCACGCACTGTATAACGAACCGCTGCAGGGCGAAGCCGCCAATACCAGCAACATTGTGGAGATTTTTTAATGACTCAGAATACCGCACAGGATGTGATGCCACCTGACGTACAGACCAATGATGCAGCGACTACCCAGGCGTTCAGCTTTGGCGATCCCATTCCGGTACTGGACCGCCGCGAACTTCTGGACTACGTAGAATGTGTGCAAATGGACCGCTGGTATGAGCCGCCGGTGAGCTTTGACGGACTGGCGCGGACCTATCGCGCCGCTGTACATCACAGCTCACCGATTGCTGTTAAGCGTGACATTCTCAGTAGTACCTACATCCCCCACCGCCTGCTCAGCCAGCAGGCTTTTGCCCGTTTCGTCCAGGACTATCTTGTGTTCGGTAACGCCTATCTGGAAAAACGGACGAACAGGCTGGGCGGCGTCCTGTCACTGGAGCCATCACTGGCGAAGTACACCCGGCGCGGGATTGACCTTGATACTTACTGGTTCGTGCAGTACGGCATGACCACCCAGCCTTATGAGTTCACCAAAGGTAGCATCTTTCACCTGATGGAGCCGGACATTAACCAGGAAATCTACGGGCTTCCCGGCTACCTCTCCGCGATCCCTTCAACACTGCTCAACGAGTCGGCTACGCTGTTTCGCCGTAAGTATTACATCAACGGCAGTCACGCCGGTTTCATCATGTACATGACTGATGCGGCACAGAATCAGGAGGACGTGAACAACATCCGCCAGGCCATGAAAAGCGCCAAAGGGCCGGGCAACTTCCGCAACCTGTTTATGTATTCGCCCAACGGTAAAAAGGACGGCATCCAGATCATCCCACTGTCAGAAGTAGCGGCAAAGGATGAGTTTCTGAACATCAAGAACGTGAGCCGCGATGACATGATGGCCGCACACCGCGTACCGCCGCAGATGATGGGCATTATTCCCAACAATACCGGCGGCTTTGGTGATGTGGAAAAGGCCAGCCGCGTCTTTGTCCGCAACGAGCTGATGCCGTTGCAGAAGCGTCTACAGGAGCTTAACGACTGGCTGGGTGAGGATGTTATCTCCTTTGAACCCTACGAGCTGGGCGCCGAGTAGAGGACATAAAAAAGCCCGGCTATGCCGGGCTTCATGCAAAACGCACATTTGGAATTAAGCAGCTTTCTGCTTTTCTTTGAGCTTGCCATGCAGCTCATTTCCTTCAAATTTGCAGTCCTGCATCATATGTGGGGCCGCTTGAAGTAGTTCTTCCATCGCGACGCCCATACGGCTGAAAACATCAGATACGGAGTAATGCTTCTGTGTTTTCTTGTCACTATGCGTCTTAGTCATGATTTCCTCTTAGAGGTCAAGCCTCATCATCCGGTGGTGGATGTTTGGCGCAGCATTGTATCACTGCGCACAATTTTATCTACTGTTTCTTAGAAGTAATGTAGCGTCTTACCACATCAGTTATTGTAGCAAAAGGTGCTGAAAGCAAGCTGATATCACCTTTAAAACCAAATTTTTTATAGTGGTCAGCAACTTTCTGATTCAGTGCTTCGGGGATGCGAATCTCTTGACACCCCACTGCGCTACCGAAAAGATACACCGCCCACAAAGTCACCATAAACATGTTGCCGTATAGAGGATGCTCTACATCATCATCTTTCACGAAAGACTCCACAAAGTGGATCTCTATAACTCCAGTGTCCTCATCAAAGGTACACATAGCAGCGCCAGAAGGTATATGCCTTAACGGGCCAGCCAGGAGTTTCAGGCAAAACTCAAACTTATCACTTCGATTACCATAACGAGAAAAACCATAATCCCATTCGAGCTGGGCATATCCTGTAGTCAGGATCACATAGTCCTCATCACTGATCGGACCAACAGCCAACGGCATCTTCAGCGTATCGAGAAGAAACTGAAGGTTGCTAATACTTTGACTGGCAATCTGTTCTAAGTTCAATTCCGTGTCCTTACTGGCAGCATCAATGGCTGAGCATTTTAATGCCATTTTCGGACAAAGACTATAAAACTTTATGGGACTTTAGCATGTGTTTTTCAAGGCTTACCACCTATCACTGTGATACGTGATAGAACACAAAATCTACAGCCAAACCCTGAACGAACTCAACATTTATTTTAGAATTCCGAAACGGCTAGGCACGATTTGCGCAGTGTATTGTTAGCCCCATGAACCAGCAAGAAACCTCTGCCCTCATGTATGACGCCTCCGCCCTACCTTCTTTGCCGGACAGCAGCAGCCCGTTGAATGCACCAAATCCTCTTTATCCTGACCCGTAGCGCGCGCTCGTATCCCCGCCACGCCTGCCCGCTTTGTGTAATGGTTTTCATGCACCTGCATGAGATATGAAAAAGCCCGCCAGAACTGGCGGGCCGGAGCTAAAACGATCCTCAAACGATCATGCAGATTCATGCGGCATAGTCATGCACTCTCTTTTTTTCAGGTTAGCCTGAAATCCTCGTCAAAATCCATAAAGTTTTCAGCTACTCGCGATGAAAGGATGATGTACTTAATCCCCTCATCCAAGGGAACTGGGCGATCAAGTTCAAGCATAAAAACACCATCATAGGTTTTACCCAGCCAGAACCCGCCGCCGCAGGATTTTGGCCGCTGAAAAAGCACCCAACCACCCGGAACAAACTTCGGCAGCGGCTCATAGCGATAAATAACCTGATAATTACTGTCTTTAGACCCCATAGCCTAACGCCTCGCCTTGCTCGTTGTTCAACCTTGCAGGCGGTAAAAACCAGTTTTATCGCCTGCAACGTTTTGTTAATGCAGCCAGCTATCGTCTTCCCAGACCTGCTGCATAATTTCCATTACCCGCTGCTTATCCTCATCAAGTTTTAAGCCGGTCAATTCGATACCGTTGGCACTGCCTTTGCGAATGCGGATCGCCGTCTTGGGATATAAAGGGATCAGGTTGCGGTAAAGCTCGGTTTCGAGTGCTTCCAGTGTCGCCTGGCTAATTTTCTGCTCTTTATCAATCATTATTTCGACACGCATGGAGAGCATCACCCTAACTGGAAACATCCATTGACCGGCTGTATTCATGGCTACGAATTTTCGCCATTAATTCATCAGTCAGCTCAGAAACCCACTGGATAGCAAGTCGCTTCTCTTCATCGCTGCACTCACTAGCCGCTACAAGCTTGATAAAAAAATCAATACGCTGGAGCTTTAACGACTCCAAAAGGTAGTCCTGCATTTCCCCTCCTATCCTCACTACGGGATATCCGTTGCTATATCCCCACAAAGGGATATAGCTATACTGTACATACATCCACTGGATATACATACAGTATAATATGATTTTCTTCCTGTAAAATAGTTTTTATCATTCAATCAGATGTGTCCCATATGGTGAGATAAAGGCATAAATTGTGCCCCTTCATCAGTACCACTGGCGCCATTTATCATCTTCCTGCAGCCTTTGATTCCGGTAAAAAACACGCAGACCGGCACCGGATGGAATACTGCCGCCGCGCAGAAGCAGATCGATCTCCGCCTCCGAACCATCAAAGCCTCTCGATTTAAGTTCATACTCCAGCTGCAGGCGCTGCTGATTATCCACATCCTGCCTGTACCCTTTCCGGCGCTTAGGCTTAACCATGCGAAGCCGTGCGTTTAGCTCCCTCAGCTCTTTTTTGCTCATGCTATGGAGATACTCCTGCAGCTCCCGCTCATCCATACCCGCAATATCCGGTAAATCATGCCCGCTTACGGCCCCGTTTTCGTTCATTTTTTCCACAGGGGGACAGTTATTGCCACGAGTCCAAGGGGCGCAAGTGCCCTGGTCGGCTGGCGCCTCCTGAACGTCAACGGCCTTACGAACCATTTTCCACTTCATCGCATGAGTGCAAATCCGGCCCTCAATAATCGGGGACCAGATGCCATAAATACGGATGCCGTGATCGCCATAGGCTGATGGCTCGTCATTGAGTTCATAAGCCGTGCGGACCAGGTGATGTTTACGCGGAACCAGTACGCCGCCCTGTTTCATGATGTAGGTGGCAAAACACCCGGCATCGGCTGCCGCCAGCACGGCATCCAGACGTGGGTTATCCAGTACCGGCGCACCGGCTTTTTTACCGGCCTGCTGTCGCGCGGCCTGGCCTGCCAGCAAACGCAGCTCGCGGTATGCCTGACGCCCCGGAATACCAAAAAAGCGGAATTGCTGGACGCGATGCAGCGAAGCCCAGGCATTGACATGTTCGGCGTTGTCCCGCAGTGATCTGCCGGTTTCTTTGCTAATTTCGTTAGCCAAGCCACGCCCGTCGATGTTCTTACTGATGTACTTCGCGATGTAGCTGGTAGGCGTCCCCTTGCGCGGATTGATCAGCTCAGACTTAAATCGCGGGCCGGTATTGTTGCCCAGCTCCTCGCGGTCCTCACGGATGGCAAATTTACGCAGCAGCGCGGTGATGGATTTGCGGTCTTTTTTGCGCATGAAGCAAAGCAGGTGCCAGTGCACGGTGCCGTCATGGTGTGGCTCAGCAACGCGGACGCCATACCAGCGCAGCCCGGCTTTGTGCATCGCCTTGCGAAAAGCGGCGAACGTATGCACCAGATAGTCGCTGCTCTGCCGGACCGTTGCACTGGTCCATTTCGGGTTTGGCCTGCCGTTATTGAGCGTTGCGTGAAAGCGTGACGGGCAGGTGATGGTATAGAACACCGCGCAGTCTCCGCGCATTTCCGCGATTAACTCCAGCCCCTTAACACAGGCCATCATTTCATTACGACGGTGCGCCGGATTGCTGCTACTGGCGTTTACCACGTCTTCCATATCCAGCGTATCGCCCTGCTCATTGGTCAGCTCATGCGAACGGAAGAACTCCAGCGATTTGCGGCGCTGTTCGCGTTTATGGATCACGGCCTCATAGCTGACATACGGGGACGCCTTTTTGTTAACCAGGCAGACGGCGCGCAGCTGTTCTTCCCGCCATTCACACCGCATCTGCCACAGCTTGCGATACCACCAGTCAGCACAGAGCATACGGGCAAGCGAACCCGGAATAAGTTCGTATGGTACCGGATTACGGCGGTGCTTTTTACGGCGCAGCTGCTCGAAGGCTGGCGGGATAACATCAAGGCGCATGGCCTCAGCGGCCACCCTTTCCCATGACCGGCGGATCTCTTCCGGCGTAACGTTTTCATCCGTAAACAGCTCACCGCAGGCAGCATCCAGACACATGCTCATGTGCGCCGCCACCAAAGTAGATAACCGCTTAACCTGATCCTGGTTCATTTCCGGCAGAACCAGCAGGCCCTCCAGCCCGTCGTGACTCGCCATAAACCGGAATGACGCAGAAACCTGGCTGGCACGCACGCGCTCCAGGCGTTCAAGGCACGGCCTGATGGTTTCACGTAGATAGCGGGAATATGCCTTCGGCTTGCCCAGGCCCTCGAAATATTTAATGCGCTCAAGCACTGGCTTGCTGATATGTGATGGTTCAGCGCTTACGTCTGCCAGAATCACCAGATCGGGATTAAACCGCTGCTGTTCGCGGGCCATTTTGGCACGGCTGATCAGCCGGTCCTGCTCCATTTCACGCTGAACAGGATCACGGGCTTCATTGTAGAAATAGCGTTCCCAGACCTCATCGCTCATCGCCTCACGGCGCAGCTGCTCCTGCTCGTTGTCGCTGGCGTAGAGAGCGATCAGGTTTGAAAGCGCAGACACCGGCGCAACTTCCGCCGGGTCCACATACGGGTTAACCGCTTTTTTCGGGGCATTCCAGACAAAAGCAGCGGCGGCATCATCTGCACCGCCGTAGTTTTTAACGTCGTGATGGCTCACACAAATACTCTCTTTGGAAAGTTTCGTAAGACGCACTCACGACTGGATACGCTGCCAGATCAAACCCGGACCAGATCAGAGGTTGAGAAACAGCGATAATTTCAGTTGCAGACTTACCATCACCACCGGCAACGCCCATACTGCGTTTTGCGTTAATACGGTGGCGGGTAAAATTTTGGTAAATCGCGTTCGTCAGCTCGGTTTCACTGTTCGACACAACAACCTGATGGCCTGCTGATGCCAGTACATTAAGAGTCGTCGCCAGGCGACGCTGTTCAAGCTCATTGAAACCATCAGTGTGATAATCGGTAAATGTTCCGTCATAAGGTGGGTCGCAATAAATCACATCACCTGCTTTGACCATCGCTAAAGTTTCCTCGTAGCTGGCACAAATGAAGGTGGCGCGTTTTGCTTTCTCTGCAAATGCTCTGATTTCGTCTTCCGGGAAATATGTTTTTTTATAATTCCCGTATGGAACGTTAAATTCACCTTTCCTGTTATAACGGCACAATCCACGATAACAGTGGCGATTAAGATAAAGGAAAAATACAGCTTTCCAGAAATCAGTAGTTTCAGAGGAATGATTAAAATCCTGACGGATATTGTAATAAGAGGTTTCGCTATTTGTACTTGCAAAGAACCCTTTAGCGTTAGCAATAAATTTCTCGCAGTTAAATGCAATCTGCTTATAAAGATTAATCAGGTCAGAATTAATATCAGCGACAAGATAATGAGGATACTCTGTCGCCATCATCACAGCGCAGGAACCCGCGAAAGGTTCAACCAATCGCGGGCCAGCTGGGAGGTGTTTTTTCAGTTCGGGCATGATGGCGGTTTTGTTTCCCGCCCATTTCAGGATGGTGCTCATACAGCACCCCCATTGTAGTGTTTGCCTTTCAGCTCTGCGATTTCCTGACAGGTGACGCAGCACTGCACGCCGGGAAGCGCACGGCGGCGAGCGGGCGGGATTGGCGCATCACATTCGATGCATAAAACGCGGGAAACGCCCGACGCTTTACTGCGGGCAGTGTGGATGTGCCGCTGGCGTTCTTCTTCAACGCGCTGCTGTACGAGGTCCATAGAATCAGACATCAGTGGATCTCCTGCGCTTCGTTCTGGATGTTTTCCGCTGTAACGCGCAGCAGCTCCGCCGCCTCAACGTGATTAAGCTGGCGCGATGTGATGTGACACGCCAGGCTATCAAGGCGGGCGGCCATTGCCGCAGCACGTGCACGGCGTTCTTCCATGCGGGCCTCTGTCAGTATCTGGTTAAGACCTGCATCATCCGGGCCGATTTTGTTGGAACGGGTTTCTATATTTCGCATTGTTGTTTCTCCTGAATTTTGGCAAAAGAATGCCCGGCGGGTTTACGCCATTAATTTCTGTTACTGGTTAATTCGGCATGGTTAGCCGCTTTGGAAATAAGCTCACCACTGCACGAAAATGGTTCATTGCTTTTATCAGCTCCCGCTTTTCGTCAGTCGTCAGCTCATTCATATTGACGTTATGACGATCCGCCGGAATCTTAGCCATAAAGAATATGGCGGCTAAGGCACGCTCATTCTGTTTATGGTTAATATCTCGCTGGTCCCGCATATCGCTAATAAAACGCTCCAGTTCAGGTTCTATATTCAAGCCGAACACTTTCGCCCTTAGCTCTGCAATATGATTCAGGCCATCCAGCCGATGCCCCGGACTTAGTGGAACAGTCGCAGAATCGCCTTCAATAGCCATGGTTTCCCCTGTTTAGTAGTACGCAGTTCAGCCAGCAGCGCATCCTGCGAGCGGCACGGATGCCAGCGCTTGCCATCCTTCCCCATGATCCAGCCATGCCCGAAATGAGGTGATGGGCTTTGCTTAACGAGCAGCGATGCGAGTGATGGTTGTTTAGTCAACATAGCCACCTCAGATCAAACCGAACGAGGCACCCAGGCCAGTGACTGTATCAATGGTGCTGGCCATCGCCGGGCTTGCCTGCAGGCGCGCCTGCAACGTCACTGCGGTTAATGCCATCAGTCGAGTAACTGAATTGATGCTATCAACAATCTGGCGGCGCCCTGCCGTTGTGTGCGCTTCGCCGGAAACAGCGCCGGCAGCCACGCGGCCGATTTCTGCCGTAGCTTTTAGAACATATTCCGGCATCTTTTCGCGCGCGACTTCGTTTAGCGGCACGCACGGTAGGCAGTGGATCTGCGCCAGGAAACCATCAACCAACGCTGAATCCTCGGTCAGATCAGTAAGCAGCCAGATATCCGGTGCGGTAAGTTGGTGCGGCTGGTCAGGGTTTAGCTTATTGCGCAGTGTCTGGACATTCATTCCCGCGCGTTCTGCCAGTTTCGCCATGTTGTGACGCAGCGCGAAAGCCCGGCAGGCTTCATCAAAATGCGGATGTTTGGAAATCCTGAAATCAAACATGTTTTTGGCCTCTCTATATCCCAAAATGGAACTATCAGGCTTGCATTGCGATTTCGCAGCCTTGAGCCGCTTCCATCGTCAATGCAAACATGTTTACTTCGATAAGGCTGTTTACCCCTTCCTTTTTACGAATTGGAAGGCGACCTTCACGGATCATTTGGCGGGCGTAGCTGAGTTTGTAACCGGTACGGCGGCAGAACTCATCCAGGGTAATGAATGGTTCAGACACCACAAGATTGATGCTAGGGCGCATTGATAATTGGCGACTCATGATGCACTATTCCTCGGTTTGGGTGCCTAACTCACTATTAGGCACTGTTTAACACTATTCACAACATCTTGAATCGAGATATTAGGATCACAAAACAATCATGTCAACACGAAACTTAACGAATAAAGATGACGTAAAGCTGATTCGAGATTTCATATCTCAAAATAGAGGCGGAAAAGAGGTCATTGCTCGCATTCTGGAAGCTTATGGTTTCACTACCCGCATAGCCCTCTGCCATCAGCTTGGCGTCTCGCAAAGCACTATGGCTAACAGGTATGCACGCGATACCTTCCCAGCCGACTGGGTGATCGTTTGTCATCTTGAAACAGGAGCATCACTAATTTGGCTTAGCACAGGGGAAGGAAGCAGGTTCCTTGGGGGCAACGATGAAAATATCACCTATTTAAAACGCATGGACATCACGAATGGGAATATCTCAACCCAAAACGATGTCATAGCTGATACATCGACAATTCCAGAGGGCTTGAACTCACCGTTCATCCTGAATGCTGACAAAACGACCTACCTTGCTGACCGTTACGATGGCGAATTGGTAGATGGGTTCTGGTTCATTGAAATTGATGGGATTGTAAGCGTCCGCGAGCTGTACCGCTTTCCTGGCGGACGCGTGCGAGTTGAGAATGGCAAGGCCTCTTTCGAATGCAAAATTGATGACATAAAAATCCTTGGGAAAATAATCACTCGTACAGAGAGCATGTGAATTATGGCTGTTTCAAAACTACCTAACGGAAAGTGGCAGGCTCAGGTTTTCCCAAACGGTAGGGATGGAAAGCGCATCCGTCGCCAGTTCGCTACCAAAGGGGAGGCTTTAGCATTTGAGCGCCACATAAAAGATCAGGCTCAAGATAAGCCGTGGCTGGGCGAGAAAACTGATAAACGCCGCGTTCGGGATTTGGTTACAGCTTGGTATAACGCACATGGCGTTACGCTTGCTGATGGTGAAAAGCGTAAAGTCGCAATGGAGTTTGCCTGTCTCGCAATGGGCGATCCCCTCGCTACAGAATTCAACGCTAAACTGTTCTCAACTTATAGAGAACAGCGACTAAGCGGAAAAATAACCCGCTCTGATCGCGTTAAGGCTGTCACCCCTCGCACGGTTAACCTTGAACTAGCTTACTTTCGGGCTATGTTCAACGAGCTGAAAAGACTTGATGACTGGACAGCACCCAACCCTCTTGAAAACGTCAGAGAGTTTAAGATCGCAGAAATTGAGCTGGCCTGGCTTACAGTTGAAGAAGTTAAGCAGCTTCTGGCTGAGTGCGAGAAAAGCAAGGCGGAAGATTTAGTGACTATAGTAAAAATATGCCTTGCAACCGGCGCACGATGGGGCGAGGCAGAGTCACTGACAGGCAAGCAAATAAGCCCCGGCAAAATCACTTATATCAAAACCAAGGGCAAGAAAAACCGCTCCGTTCCAATAAGTGATGAGCTTTACGAAATACTCCCAAAAGTAAGAACATCAAAACCAGTCTTTACGGGGTGCTATTCTGCGTTTCGTGGGGCAATTAAGCGAGCGGGGATTGAGTTACCTGACGGACAGTTGTCACACGTTCTACGGCACACATTTGCAAGCCACTTTATGATGCGCGGGGGTAACATTTTGGTGCTCCAACGTATTCTAGGGCACACAGATATTAAGGTAACAATGCGCTACGCTCACTTCGCGCCGGACCACTTGAATGAAGCGACATTGCTTAACCCATTGACAATGTTAAATTAAATAGCTTCAGCTGTAACTAAGAATACCTAGGGCGAGCCCATTTTTTAAATAAACTCGCCCTCTCATTCTCAATCGTTCTGAATTAGTGAAGCGTTCATCCTTAATCTCAAGCACTTGATGGTCTCGGGTAGTTGTTTGAAGAGCATTTCGATCAACTAGCGAGTTAACTTCAAAATATGACAACTCATCAGAAACGGTTAGGATATCATCAACACTTTGGTCTACAATTTTACTCAACAAGGTATTTTCCACACCAATAAAAAGTGAACGGCCTTTTTCAAGATAAAAGAAGCGGCCGCCAAATTTCACTCCATCTTTATCATTATAATAAGACTGAAAGAAAAAAGTCGGTTGTGATCCTGTCGAATAATTGAATTGCGATCTATTTTTCGGCTTAAGTCGCCCAAGCGATTTAATGTCTTGATTTTTTTCACGAAGAAGTTCAATTCGCTCCATCAATATGTCAATTAACTCTGAGGTTGGAGCTATAACACGAAAAACCTCATAGTAATACGAGAGCCGATTAAGAAGTCTTAATCGAACATAATCTAATTTCACATCACTGCCAGGAGGGTCAAGAAGATAACACGTTAGATTAGAGGTGTCCATTGTGGTAATTGTGCCATAGTAATAATTACCTTTTGCCGATTTCTTTCCTTTCTTTTTCTTAGTAATACTAGAGCTTGGACTAGATAGATTGATTGCAATAGCAGAGGTTCCCTTTGCCTCCAACTCAATTAATCCGTTATTGGATACTGCAAGGCTACAATCGAGCGTTTTTACTTTATTACTTTCAGGTATAAAATTCCAGTCTGCACTTAATATATTAAAACAATGAGAAATCACAAGCATTCCAACTGATTCACCAATATGCTCAGTAATTCCTTTATCTAACGCAATGTTCCTCATTTTGAATAGTTGATTATCTTTGATATCAAAATGCATTCTGAGCATATTAGATGCGGAAGGTATCATTTCAATGAAGTCATTCTTTTCAATACCGGAACGTTTATTATGGAAAAGATAATATTCTATAAAATCATATCCATCGACCATAAAACCATCTGACACTAATTTTTTCATACGATCGACAACATCAGACGGGTATCGTCTTTTATTACATAATAATTTTTCATGTTCATCATTGAAAAATTCAATATTTACTTTAATCTTGGATTTAATTATATCATTCAAACTATTCATTTAATTGAACTTTAGATTAGAAACTATGTATCATCCCACAAAACAACTATCACAAACAAAAATATTATGCAATAAGATTGTAAACAACAGTTCACTTCTCTTCTGAAGTTGGCAGCAAAATGGCAGCAAACCTATCCGCTATGCTGGCATATTCTCCATTATTCGACTGTGCAAGCGATTGAAACAAAAGCAAACAATTGATTTATATAGTTTTAGTTTGGGACTCATAATCGCTTGGTCGTTGGTTCAAACCCAACAGGGGCCACCAAATTTTAGATTTAAAATCATATAATTAAGCCACTCGAAAGAGTGGCTTTTTTGTTTCTGAATTTTAAAATGGCACCACAAACCGCTGAGCAACGCGCATGGCTTAGCGTGTTGTCGCTATCCCATTAAGAGGATAAAAAGTCCGTTATAACGCAGGGAAAATTTGCGCTTACGCTAAAACAGATAGCATTCTGCCTTAGCAAAATATTGCTCAGAGCATCTCGGGCAGCCCATAACCGCCGCACACCTGTTGACTTCTGTCTAACTACGCAACGTAGTCTTAAAATATCTTTCATTCCTGCAATGCTGGAATTCATACTACTCACGATAAATGTAACAACACAGGTCAATTTCCGAGTAATAACCATAGCCTGCGCCAGCTGTTCGAAATCAACGCGTTCCTCCCCCCGCTCTTATATATAACCCGCTGACTTACAAAAAGGATGAAATGATGAAAATACGGGATATATCAATCAGTACCTGTCTGGCACTGTTATTAATGGGTTGCGTAGCTAAACCACCCATGGCGACGGAAAATGAAATGAAAGAGGCCGCCGCGTTTGCTTTTAATGTCGATGCTTCGCAGGTGACAATTTCCGATGCGAGGCAGCAGGATGTGAAAACCAACTTTGTGGCCACCATCGGCAAAACCAGCCATCGCTGCTATGTGACGAAGGCCGCCGAGCCGAAGCTTTACGGGCTGATCCCGCTGGGCGGCGGTAGCACCGTCTCAGATGCCATCTGCGCCGGCGCCAACCCGACGCTAGCGAGCAAAACCTGCGACGCCCTGTCGCAAAAAGCGGGCCGCTGCTGAGCCTTTGCGCAGAAGAAGGCCGCTAACTGCCCATTTAGTCACTTTTTCTGCCGTTTTACCGCGGTCGCTTAGTTCAGCGACCGCACCTGCTGATAAGAATTGAGCCGTTCCCGCAGCGAGGTGAGCCAGACATCCGGCTCCTGACGGCAGATTTCGGTGAGGATCGGCGTCAGCACCAGCTCGGCTTCATGGAAGTCGGTCCACTCCGGCGGCTCCAGTGAAAAAGGATCGTTCATCAGCCAAATCACCATCGGCGTCCAGGCGCGCGGATCCAGTTGCAGATAATCCTGACAGCGCATCATATCTCGGGTCCGCGCCTCATCGGGGACGACATCCTTTCCCACCGCGGCGCTACTCATTGCCAGTACTGTTATTCCTGCCAGCAGATGTTTCCAAACCCATTTTCGCCAGAAGGCGCGTTTTTCTTTCGCCAT